CTCACCACCAGGATATTGACTATCAATGATGTCTTCCATTGCGATCGAATCTTGAGCAGAATAGATCTTTGCTTTGAAAGTCAAGTTAGTACGATCAAAAGATCCAATGTTCGCACGACCCGCGCCAGGAGCACGTTCAAGATCAAGGCCAACACCAGCACCCATGAAGTTACGACTATTCTCAAGTAAGAATGTTCCGCTTCTTTCAGGGATCTTCACGTTTTCAAAGATTTGATTTGCAATCAGTTGACTATCGCTAGGTACTACCTCAGAAACAAGGCTTGTAAGAATCTGATCGACAGGATGGATATTATTATAAGAACTAGCCATGGGTCACCTCTTATGGTAGTAAGTTGTTGGCACCTGTGAAAACGATAGTTAATTGATCGTTTGCTGATGCACTTGTTTGGTTGATGTTAGGAATCACACGACCGATTGCATAATTGCCACTTGTCGCATGTGCCGCCACTGCTCCCGCAGTTGTTGCCATTACTAATGGAGATGTGTTGAAAGTGATTGCACCACCAGCAACAACACGAGTAAGACCATGAATGACAACGTCAACAGCGTCACCGGCAGAACCAGCACGTTGAGCTACACCAACACAAGCCGCGTCAGTTGCCGCAGTTGTTACCGCGATCTTGCCATTGCCATCAATACTAACAAGTGCGAATTCTGTGATTGCACTTGCAGCTACAAAAGATTGAATGATTTGTGTGTCAGCCATGGTTATCCTCCAAATGCTTGACGATAAAAGTCAGGTTGTTGTTCTCTGAATAAACTTAGTGCTTCGCTGTAGTTGATTGATTTCTCCTCAGCTAAAGCACGAACTTTTTGATCAAGAGTTTTCTTTGATATCTCTTGACCACTTGCTCCATGTCCAACCTCGTCGAGGGGAACACTTGAGTTGGATTGACGCTCACTGAACATCTGCCAAAATTCCGGTTGAAGATCTTTAATGTTCCAAGCTTTTGATGCAACATCTTGCTCAGCTGGAGAGATCTTACCCTCACGTAATAAAGAACTAACAGCTTCATCACATTTGATTTTGTTGTTTTCAGCTTCAAGCTTTTTGACAGACTCACGAAGAGCAACGACTTCATTTAACAATGATACGTCTTGAGTGAAAGTCTCAGAGAGTTTTTGTTTCTTCTCTTCCTCGTCTTCCATCATCTCTTCTTTTTTGTCTTCATCATAATGCTCTTTTTTCTTTTCAGCATCATCATGTTCAGCCATCTTCTCTTTGTCATCGTGCTCAGCCATCTTCTCATCCTCAGTCAATGACGAATCTTTATCATCCATCATCTCTCTGATCTTGGCTTCAAGCTCTTTGACCATTGCATCTTTGGCTTCCAAAGCTACTTTCAATTCGTTGATTTGATCTTCCATCATTGACTCCTCTGATAAGGTGATACGATCAATTTTGTTATGGGATTGTGCTGGTCTAGGTGTGAGAGTGATTGCAAGTAGTTGAGCATCCCCAACCTTGTCACCACCATCACGAGAAAAGATCTCTCCATGGATATACTCAGGAGACGACCACAGGACTCCACCAGCATTTTTGACAACCTCCATCCCTCGCTCGTTATAAGCAGGAATTGCGTAGAGGCCATCGTCTCTCATTTCAAGATCAATTATCATTCCAAGTGCAGAGCCTGACTCGGGAGGAGCCGGAGTGCCACCTTGAAACGGAGACGTTGCATGTTGCCAATCAATGATGACAGGATCATGCTCACGTCTTTCTTTGAATACTCGGACAAGCTCAGAGATGAGATTTTGATCAATCTCTTTTCCGATTGCATCTCCACTCATACGAGAAGAGACTTGCCCCAAGGATAAAGTTTTAAATGGTTTGCCAATGGTCAATCCCTCCGGGACCTCATAAGCATTTGACTCTGAGAGTTGGATTGCTTCTCCATATGCTCTCAATGTTGTTTTGTTATCTGCTGCATTCATTTGTTTGACGACCTTTCGAGCAAAAGAAAAACCAGCATCTCCACCCCAACCATCCCAAGCTTGACGGCCTTTGCCATACTCATCCCACGTCGATCCTTTTTTGTCGACCTCGTGGCGTGTGAAGTATGCAAGCATTCGTCTCACAGTTTCCGGAGAAAGCTCTCGACCATTGGCAAGATCACGAGCACGAGCCAAACCAACAGGAGTCATCCCCCTTTGACTTGGTGGTTTCTCTGCTCTTTTCTTAAGTGCCCTTGCTGCTGCTGTCTTTGCACCCCCGGGAGGTTTGAATGATATGTGTGAATACTTTTGAGGAAGTGATAAAGCCGTTGCCTCGGTTTTTAAATCAGTCTTTTGAGGATGACCTTTGGGAAGCAAGTCGAGATCAGTGTTGTATGCTTTTTTTCTCTCACCTGTTCCGACGAGTTTGAGAAAAGCTTTGACACGAGCCAAAGCCCATTGCTCACGACTCTTCACGTTGGGACGATGAGAGACAGAGTATGCACCGCTCCCTCTTCGATATACAGCTTTCAACATACCAAGATCCACCCTCTTGGATGGAGCTTTGTATTTATCATTGTGTTTGTTCCGAAGATTGACAAGAGCTTTCTCAGTTGCTTGACTGACTTCAATCTTTCCTCGTGATCCACTTGCTGATCCTTGAGGATTCTTTTTTGATCCTTTGATTCGATCTTTGGGAGGAGCTGGAGTCTGAGCTTGTGTTCTCTTTTTATTCATTGCGTCTTCTCGCTTTGATCAGTTGCTCAGCAAGTAAAGCCGATCCTCCAGCTGACTTGGTTGATGCGGCTCTTTCGAGAGCTGACCTCTGTGCATCTTCCGGAAGATCACCTGCTCCAAGTCTTTCACGAATCGCTCTCTCAAGTTCATCGTCTGGAGTCAATAGTCCAAATTGAACAAGTGGTCCAAGCATGCCGAGACTGTTTGCGAGATCATCAGTATCAAGACCGGCATGAGTCAATCGTGGGAGTTTGGATGGATCAACAGCTCCATAGTTGAATCTGATCAATCGTCCCACAGTTCCACCGCCTCGACGATCAGGACCTGAGACTTGACCTGCGACAACATCACATAGATTGATCGCTGATCTTCTGAAGACTGAAAGATGAACCTCTCCAACTGATCTTGACCCTGTGTCACTTATTCCGAGGTTTGCAAATTGAGCTAAGAATGCTTGACTGATTTGATTGTCACACTCTTTGATAATGTCGAGAGGACCTTGAGAGTAAAGGTATGGGGTTGTGCTGTATGAATCAAACTTAACAGCAGCATTCTCAACGAGGTAAGATTGTTCTGTTGAAAGGAACGCTTGTGCTTGTGCCTCAGCATCATTGATCATTGCATCAATGTCACCATCAGTCAGACCTTGAAGCTCTGCCACTGATCTATCAACTGTCACCTTGGGAGTTGGGATTGCCCAACGATCAAGGCCAACACACATCATATTTGATACACGTTGCTTGGTCTTCCACCACCACCAAACAGGACGAAGCATGCCAACTCCCTCGAAGTTGGATCCTGTTCTATTGAGAGTGAGGAGGAGAAGCTTGTTTGATGGAATAGGTTTGGGAGTCTTGCCAACACCAACAACGGTTTGAAGTATTCCATCGAGATGCTGACCATCACGACTCAACCATTCATTGTGTGCAGAGGGTTCTCGGTCTGCATAATAATCAAGGAAGACTTTTGTTCGTCCCTCGGCATCAAGACCTACTTTGTAAATCTCCTCAGCATAACGATATCCAATTGTGACATACTCGAATAAATATCCGAGTTGCTCTTCCCAACTGATTGACATCTGCCCGGCATATCCATCGAAGCCATATGCCTCATTTGCGAATCGTGCCAGCTCCTCAGCTTGAGGATCATTCTCAACACCAGCCTCAAATCTCCATGTTGCAGAGAGCAAGGTTTGTCTGAGCATATGCCAAGAACGACGAACAACCGGATCCGTTCTGAGCATCTCCTCAGCAGCACGAACCCACGAGAGACCGGTGAGGCTTGTGTTCTGTTCGTAGCCTGAGATGGTACCACCGGACAGTTGAGTTCCTGTGATACCCATGGTTTTAAACCTTGGATACTTGGCTCTTAAATGCCTTGGTGTCTCATCATCTTTCATTATGATACCCTTGGTGATGTTGATCACTTTGGGTATATTATCATTTTGATACCACTATTTGTCAAATATTATCTTTTTGATAATCTTCCTCCAAGAGTGATTTGACAATCTCCATGAATAGTTTGACTGACTCTTCAAACTCATGAGGAGGGAATCCTTGACTTGGTTCAATGATCATTTTGTAAGTCAGATCAACAATGACTTTTTTCTTTGCTTCATTCATTTGTATCTCAACTTTTGATATAGTTTATGCTTGATTGATTGCTCATAAAAACATCCTGCAACATCTATATCTTTTATTAACACCCCATAGTCTCTGAATTCATCTCGAATCCTGGAATTGATTTTATTGAAATCATCATAATTCTCTTCATACATTTGACCGACCTTGCTTGAATCAATATCAAAATATGAAAGACAAGTATCCAAATCAAAAGATTTACTCTTTTGAAATTTACTAGTTAAAGACAACCACATTAAATAAACACGTTCATACTTGGTGTGAGGATTATTCCTATGGCAAGGATAACAAGCTAAAATGAGATTAGATGGATGATTTGATCCCCCCAAGAATCGAGGAACAATATGGCATCTTTGAAGATCATGCCATGCTTCAAATTTATTCAAGCAAGCAAAACAAAAGATCTCGTTTGAATCGTGAAGTAAGATTTGAAAGTCACTCTCATAATGATCAAAGACTTTTTTTATCTTATTAAGTCTTTCACGAGCTTCCTTTGATTTCCAATATTTTACAATCCTTTCTCTTTTCATTTGTATTTCCTCAAATGATCTCTCATCTTGTATCTCCAGGAAAAGACTGTATTCTTATTGATGCCTGTGATCTCACTGATATCCTCAGCCCTATATCCTAAAGCTTGAAGTTTCAACATCTCTTTATATCTACACATCTTGATCAATTGCCTGCAATATACAAAGTCAGTTGAATCATGAGACTCTTGTGGTTTGTACTTGTCTCCATAAGTCATCAAAGCTCGCTCTTTGATCCCCTCTCTGCGTACATTGTTCAAGTGGATCCTCTTCATGACAACCTTGACCCATCCATGCAAACTATTCTCTTTATAATATGACTTGTGATCCATGATCCTCACATATGTATCTTGCATCAAGTCAAGTGCATCGTCGGGATCTTTTGTGAATTCGAGAGCGACAGCATACATGTAATTACTTTTATAAAGCTTCATTAACTCTTGGTTGATCATTTAAAACTCTACTTTTCTTGAAGAGCCAACTCTGACCTTTCGATTAGGTTTGCTCTTTGGTTGATAGTTGCGGGATGACTCTGTCCAATGATGGAAGATGCAATCATATCTCAGAGCATCAAGAGGATCTTCACGTCCGTCTTTCTTTGGTTGTTCTTTGTTATCCCAAGCATATGAGAGAAGAGCTTTTCTGATTGAGTTACCACTTGCTCTCTCTCCTTTGTCCCATACTTCACGAGTGATCAAGTACTTTCCAGAGTTGAAAGCTCGTTTCAATCTTTGCACTCCATTGAGTACGTCAATCCTCACCGGGTCCGTTGTTGACCTCATTGGCAATCCTATTCCTCCATCGTCGGGATGCTTACGAATCATACGAAAAGCCGAGAGACCAGTGTGATCAGATCTTGCCTTGCCTGCCTTGTCTGCTACACCTGTATCAAGCCATACTCTTGAGGATGGAGCCATTGACATCAAGGCACGAGGCCAAGCAAAAGCAAGGATCATCTGACTGAGCTGCTCGATTGTCACTTCCTTGGGATTGAATTCATGGATGATGATTGAGGCTTCTCTCACTTCGTCATATACAATCACCAAGACCGACGGCTTCCGGAAGCCCCAGTCAATCGCTATTCGTCCTGTCATGGATGGATCATACTTGAAGTCATCAATGATATGTTTCTCATGATCAAACTCAGAATACACCAAACCACTTGGAGGCTTTGGTTTATTCATGACCATGGCCTCACGTTCATCAGGAGGGAGGAGCTTTGTTGCTTCAAACCACTCCTCACTCAAGTTGTCTTGATTGACATATGATGAATAAAACAAAGGTTGATACTCTGCTTTCTCTGCCATCTTACACCACCAAGCATCAATAACAGGAAGCCCAACGAGGATCATGATTGGACTTGGTCCACTTCTCAAACGACCCAAAGCTTTATGAGCAACCTCAGCAGTCAGAGTCTGACATTCGTCAATCATGCAAACACCACTTGTCACATTCAAACCCTCAAGAGGATTGTGAGTTGCTTCTCTTGTACCTGGTCGATAATACGAGCGACACCAAACGGTTGAGCCGTTCTCAGTGTCTGTCCACAATTTATTCGTGTGATTGTATGTCCATCCAAGAGGAGCAAGCCACTTCTCCATCTCCGGCATGAGGACCGAGTTGTATCTTGGGGTTGTGTCAGTCACCATCAAGGATGACATGCCTGGCCTCATCTTGGAGACGAGCAACATGGAGAAGACAAGTGCTGAGGTCTTACCACTTCCCCATCCACAACGAGCCGCAATGATCTTGTCTCTTTGTCCGATTCGTTTGATGATCTCTGTTTGCAGTTCATTGGGGTTGATGTCAATCATTAGAATCCTTTTCTTATTCTGATCTCACGATGTTCATCAAGTATATCGTCAATCTTAGAGCACAACACTGAGATGATTGTTGAGAAATTTACACCTTGATGCTCAACCGAGTAATTTTCAATATCAACACCTTTGGGAATAATCTCATCTAATCTTGCAATACTGAGAGCTTTGTTTAATTTATCTTGGTCAATCATCGCTTTTGCAAGATAATGTATTTCATCACTGATAATTTCAATCCTAGATTTATGTGATTGCAGCCATTTAAAATATGCTATTTCATTATCAACATTTGGATTCTCAAGATGGCAATGTTTACATAGCAAGACAAAGTTTACAGGACTATCAGATCCACCAAGTGCATGAGGAACAATATGAGATCTTTCTAATATGCTTCGGGTATTCACCCCCCATTTATGCTTAATAAATACTCTATTACAAGCAAAACACTGTTGATGTATAGGATTTATTTTCAAGTGAAAGTCAAATTTTATTCCTGCTGATTTGGATATATTATCCAAATGCCAAGAGGCAGAACTTGATCTCCAATATTCAAGTATTTTCTTAGCAGTAGGCATTTTTCTTTTTTTTGTTCTGTTTTCTTTTGAGGCAACGTCACCTTTTGCCTTACACCATCTATAAAAAGTCGATCTATGAATACCAGCTTCATCGCAAGCCTCTTGCGGTGACAACCCCTCCTCTTCGATCAGATATTTGATCAATGGATAAAGGTCTTCTTTATCGGTTGGTCTTCCAATGTTTTCATTTGATTGTAATTTCATTTTGTGATATTTCCTTTTGTATTACATTTAACTAGGGCGAGTGGGTGTATAGATAGCACTGATCAGTTTTCCTTTTGCTGGTCAGTGCTTTCTTTTTTGATGATGTGATTGAGCATACCTGCCACGACATCAACACCGGTTTGTTTTGTGACGTTGACATCAAGCTCTCTTTTTTGTCCCCATCGTTGAGGGTA